TTGCAGTATTGCAACAGCGACGCTATGGCCGCGTCTTTTTCCCCGCGAAGAACCTTCTGACGGAAGGTGCTGCGCTGTAGCGTTCCCAGACCAACGTTAAAAGCAAAGCTGACGCAAGCATCGAATTGGCCTTGGGTAAGTCTGACAGGGATAAGCTGGGCCACACCGCGCTCAAAGCGCTGGAGATCGCTTCTGAGAATTCCATCTACTTCGTCTTTTGAAAACGTGCGATTGTCTTCTGGGCGAAGCGGGTAAGCGCCTCTTTGATCGATTGGAATTTTTGCTTGATCTGGGTATAAAACATGTCCGACTCCTATTGTCCAAAGCTGTGCTGGGCACCGATACGGTTTGTAGCGAATGCCCTCATGGTGCTGGATCATCTTGATCGCGTCAGCGCTGACGTTCATTTTTTGAACGCCTGCCCGCCAAACCAGAACGACACGATACAAGCCCAGATGATCTGGGTTTCATCGTCCCACAGGTGATTGAGCGCTACATCAAAGGCGACGTCTGTGTGCCAGGCGTAATAAAAACCAAAAATCTCAACAAACATAAACATGGCGAACATGCCGTAGGTGATCACTGAGCGGGTCGCAGCGCGCATGTTGGTCACCCATTGAGCCGCTCCTTGACCCAAGGCTATGTCGTGCGCATAGAGCGCCTGGCGCTCTTGCATGGCCGTCTGGTTGTTGGTGACCTCGGCGTTGATCTGAATCTGCTCGGTCTGGATGTGCTCGATGCGTTCTTGCGCTTCAAGGCCAGCTTTCTTTAAGGTCAGTTCGCGCTCGGTCTGCATGGCCGCAAGGGCAAGCTCATGCTTCTTGTCAGCGCGGTCTTGGAATAGCTCAAGGATTTTGGGCAAGCCGCCCATCAGGAAGCTGATGAGGGATGAAAACAGGGTTAGCATGTTTAACCTTTCAATTCAAAACTAAGGTTGGTATGGCGGGGGTATTGCACAACACGCTCCCCTTCGGGGCATTTGTATTTGATGGTCGCCAACAAGGTGGCCTTGCCTTCAGCAATCTTTTCTTTTCTCACCATGGTGAGTTGGTATGTAAACGTGTCGATCTCTGGCCCTGCTGGGCCGCTGAATCTGCTTGCGGTGGTGGTGGCCTCATGCACCATGCCTGCTGCGTCCCGAATGCTTGGGGTGAAGCTCTCAACAGAGCAGTCGTCGCGCTTCTTGATCCGCGCAACGGTGACGTTGATGGGCTGCCCAGCCTCTGCCACGATCTTGAAGTTCTCAGGCGACCACTCAATGATTGCGCGGTCGAACCAGCCAAATTTATCGGCCAACGTATAGCTGCCGCCTAATGCGGCAACACTGGCTGCAACTGCGCCAATGGCTTTGGTGAGATCAATCATCTTTTTTCTTTTCCTCTTCAACTTGCTTACGCAGTTTCTCCACTTTTTCCATCTGGGCCTTGGCCTCGCGCTTTACCACCATCGTGTCCACCATCATCATACCGACCAACGGCAGCATCAACACGAACACAAACGCGAACAGGACTAGAACAAAGAGATACCCCGATGATGGAGACTTATCAACAACATTAGGCATATCAGGTATCCGATTACGAAAACCACCAGCATTGTTTCCAAAGCCCTGTCCACTATCTGATTTTTTAATCTTTGTCGCTGCCATGCCTTTACCCGCTTTTCATGCAGTTCCCGTGCGTTTGCCTCGGCTTTTTGATCCAGCAGGCGCTGATATTCTTCCACAATGTCGCGCCAAAGATCGGGCATGCCTAACTCCCAGCGCACCATTCTCTCAAGATCAGCGTAGAACTGCTTAGTCTGGCGCAAATACATGACATTGTCTATGGCTTGGGTGGCCAGGTCGTCTTTGACTCCTTCGTTGCGCTGGGCCTGCGCCTTCTCATGGCTGGCCTCCAGTTCGGCGTGGCCTTTGAAGAAGCTGGACAGAGCGCCTCCAACCTCGCTGGTGATCTTGGACAGGTCGTTGCCCGTTTTCTTCAGGTCTTGGTAGACGCTGATGCACCCTTTTATGCCTTCGTAGGCGCCTTTGCACAGGGCAAAAGCCGTGATGGGATCCACCTCACTTGTCAGCCTTGTTGTCGAGCTTGTCGAAAATCTTACCCAGCAAATCGCGCATCTCGCGGATGTCGGCCTTGTAGTCGTCGCGGCTCACGTAGTCGTGGGGCATGCTGCGCACGTCGCTGTCCAGCCGGTCAATGGCGATGTAGATGCGGTTGAGCGTCCACCCACCGAAGAACCCGGCGATGGCCACGGCGATGTTGAAAAGTACTTGGTAGTCCATCATGGCGCCAGGTTGTTTTTCTTTTCACCGCCAACCAACTGATTGCGAATGGCAGCACGGGTTTTTGGCCCTTGGATACCTGATGACGTGGGGCGCGGCGCGCTCAAGCGTTCTTCAAGCGTGGCCAGCACGTCAAGCATCTGATCGCGCTTGATGGCCGCATCGCGCTTGGCCTGCTCACCCGCCACGCGCTTGGAGATGTCGTCAAACATCGCGGCCTTTTCACGGGCTTTGGTAATTGTGTCTTGAATCCAAGCGCGATCCATCATCTTCTGGGCGATGGCCTTGTCGGTAAGTGACTTAAACCCTGGGGCGACTTCAGCAAAATCAACCTTGGCTTTGTCCCACGCAACCTTTTCGGTTGCGGTCAAATCGAACAGTTTGCCTTCAGTAACTTTTTTGGCTGCGTCATCCAACGCCGACAGCTTCTGAAATGTCTCAGGCGTTGCGCCTTTGATGCCTTGACTGGCTTCGCGGTAGCGCCCGGTAATGGGGTCAAAGTCAAGGATGACTTCACCCCGCGCAGGCTTTGGTTTTGGCGCTGCTGCTGTTTGTTCTGCCTCAACACGTTGCCTGAAACCGTAGTCCAAAACATCTTCTTGGCGTAGCCGATTCATTTGCGCTTCAGCCAAAGGGGGCACTTCGGAAGAATACCCTAGCAAACGATTAGCAGGCATGTTTGCCGCAGGCGCAGGCGCAGTAGGAGGGACAACCGTAAAGTTTTGCGGGCCTGCCGCGCCTTGCATGGTTTGCTGAAGTTGACCAGTGTATTGTTGTAGCCGGTTAATTTGCGCCGTAATAAATTGACGTTCTGCGTCGTCGCCTGCGCGCCGCAAGTCGCCTTCAAGGCTGGCAATTTTTGTTTGTGCTGCATTTAGCTGTTGCCCCAACGCAGCAACGTCAGCCGCAGGTGCAACAGCAGTAGCAAGCTGATTAACCGGGAGGCGAAAATCTTGCATTTGTAGACCGGCTTGGTAGCTGGGCGACGCTAGTCTTCCAGCGGCATATTTTCCGCTTACTTCTCCCAAAAGACTACCCGCTGCCGTGCCTAGAATGTACCCAGGCGTATCAAAAGCCGCGCCCCCAATCAATGCGCCCGCAGTGCCGCTAATGCCAGCGCGGGTAAGCCGAGGCACACTAAAAAACTTAGATTCTGGGCTAGGCGCAAATGCTTCAGGAAAGTTACCTGCAATCCTACCCAAGGATGCAATATCACCTGTTAGCGCGTTGTCTTTAGCCGTAATCCGCGCCAACTTTGCTACGTCTACCGTGCCGGTATTAAAATCAGTCGCGCTTTCGTAGGCGTATGTACGCGCCATCTTTTGCCGCGCGTCGCGGTATTGCTCAAGCAATTTCGGGTTGGCAATACTGCCGTCAATCATTGACTCCAGTTCTGCCGCTATTTTAAGATTTGTGTCCGCAATGTCTATTGCTTCTGTGGTGGCTGATTTATTGTTGTAAGTTTTCTTTGCGCGCTCACGCAAAACACTAATGTTCTTAAGCAGTGTTTCGCCGGTTAACCCTGTTTGCGTTTTTGAAATTGCGTCATCAACAATTTTACTGATAGCCGGAGCGTATTCTTTAGCGCCAATAACTTCTAAATCGCTACGAATAGCTTCTAGCCTTTGAATCATTGCAGCATCAGCTTGTTGTATTGGCAGCTTCTTGACTTCTTCGTATGGTGCAGCCACATTGGCGCGCGCTTGTTTAAAAGGCGCAGCGCTAGTCAATGACGTGGTAGCGTCAAGTCCCAACTCATCTTTTGCAATTTGAGTGACGCGGGGCTTGTTAGTTGTGACCATAGCTTCTGGGCCGCGAGGCCCAGCAGCAAGGGAATAGCCCCGCGCCATAACTGAAGACGGGTCAATTTTCCGTGGGTCAATAACAAGTTTTAACCGTTGCGCTTCAGCAATGGCGTCTAATTCAGGTGCTCTGGCGTAAGATTCTGCCGAACGACGCTCACGTCCTCTTTGAAGCATTGGCTCAAACGGCAGTTGCACACCTGTTTTAATATCCTGAATTACAGGTGCTACAGCTTCTGTGACGGCCTTAGCTACCGGCGGCACAACTTTTGGCGCAGTTAGCGACAATGTGGCCATGTAACTTTCAACATCTGCTGCGGGGATACCTGTTTTTTCAGATATAAACTTTGCGCCTTTTTGGAAGTTCTGGCCAATAAAGTCCATTACTTGCCGGCCAGCTTCTTGTTGATACTCTGGTGTTTCAGTAACGCCAAACGCTTTGCCAAATGGCTTATCAATCGCGCCGACAAGATTTTGCGTAATGGCTTGCGCTTCTTCAGGCGACCGCTGTAAACGGGCGAGAGGATATGCAAGGTACTGCGCAG